AAGGCTGTCAGCCGCAGGAGAAGTGCAAGGAACTGTAAGCGGTTCTGCTGTTGCGGCTTTTAATAGACTTAGCAGTGACGGAGAAATTGCATCTTTTTGGAAGGACACAAGCCAAGTCGGTAGTATTGCAAGCAACAACGGAAATAGACTTGCTATAGGCTCTTCAGATACGGGCTTGTTGTTTGTTCAAGACGCTGATGACATTATTCCTTTTAGCATGTCTGGCGGTTCAGGACGTGATGCCGCTATTGACTTAGGGCAATCTGGCAACCGCTTCAAAGACGGTCACTTTAGCGGAAACATCAATGCTAATACCTTTACGGCAATTGACGGTGTATACATCGGCGGCACAGGCTTTGCCAATAAGCTAGACGACTACGAAGAAGGGACGTTTACTCCTGCGCTTGGAGGAACGTGGACAACTAACCCTACAAATTTATCTGGTCGGTATATAAAAGTTGGCAATTTCGTTTGGATAGAAGCAAAAATGACTGGAGGAGCTAAAGCATCTTCTGTGTCAGGTTATTTAACTGGCCTTCCTTTCTCTACTAATAACAGCTTTGGGGGTACTGGCTCTGTTGTAGATTCAGCCGTTATTGGACATGGCTCTTGTCTTTTTCAAAATACAGATAGAATCTGGCTTACAGATACAGCTTTTGGGACAGGCACTGTTTATATAAGTGGAGGCTATGAAGTAGCCTAATTATCTCAAGTGGACTCTTGAGACGGACTAAAGGAGAAAGACAATGGCATTAACTAAAAGCGTAACAGCAGACAAAGTAGAAGTAGTTACTACTCAGGACGAGGACGGCAACGACGTAACCTCTGTTCAAGTACGGACTGCTACTAAGGTACTCGAAGACGGCGCTGTAATTTCACAGTCGTATCACCGTCATGTAATTCAATCAGGTGACGACTACTCATCTGAACCCGCTAACGTACAGGCTATTTGTGTAGCCGCATTTGGAGACTAAGACATGGCTACATGGACTATCGCAAACCTTGAGCGTAACTTGGCAGACGGCGGTGTAACCGTTGCACACTGGCGTGTTACTGAATCTGAAACTGTTGGTGACGACACATTTACTGCCTCTGCATACGGCACTGTAGGCTTTACACCTGACGCTGATGCTTCTGACTTTGTTGCTTACGACAGCCTGACAGAAGAAGTTGTTATGGGCTGGGTACACGCAGAGGTAGATCAAGATGCTACTGAAGCGGCACTGACGGCTAACATTGCGGCTCAGAAGAACCCTGTGTCTGCTGATGGCATGCCTTGGTAAATTATGCGTTATTGGCTGTTGTTTGCGTTGATGACTTTATCGCTGTCAGGGTTTGCCCAGACTAGAGAGCAAGTTGAAGTCGAAGGTGAGGTAGAAATAGAAGGAGTGCCTTCTGAACTACCAGATAACAGCCAAGAAGGTGATTTAAATACTAACACGCAAGTAGGTGGCAACAATACTTCTGGAAGCTACAACACCAACAAAACTTATAACGGTGCAGGCTCAAGCGGTATGCCAGTAAACACAGCAATCAGTCCTAGTCTTATGTCTAATGGATCTGAAAGCTGTCTCCAAAGCACTACAGGAGGCCTACAGCTTTTAAGTGTTGGTGTGTCTTCAGGTAAATACACACAAGATGTTGAGTGTAATCGCCGTAGAGACGCAATAACTTTGAGCAACATGGGTATGAAAGTAGCAGCTGTATCGCTAATGTGTCAAAACCCAAACGTATGGAGGGCTATGTTTATGTCTGCTACGCCTTGTCCGATTGTTCGGTCAGGCAAGTTAGTAGTTGGCAAGAATGCATTACTTGAAATAAAACAGAATCCTGAGTTGCATATTACTGATTACTTAGACAACAAAAATCTTTACGATAGCTTACTAGGAGTAGGTACGAATGAATCAACTGAGGTTGAAAGCACTATTAGCGTCTCTGATCGTTTCCGCACCAGCGTACAGTAACGAAATTGATAACCTAGTAAACGCATCTCAGTCTATTCGAGATAGTTTTAAGTATGGTATTCAAGCCGTTGGTGGTATGCAGTCTTTTGCGCCTCAAGGAAAAATAGCTCCTACAGGCACAGTAGAAGGCGGTAAGATTAGTTACGATCAATCTGATGCATACAATCAAGCTCTAACAGCAGTACAAAACACAGTTTATACATACAATCCGGGCGCACAAGAATACTTCGACAATCAAGCCGACCAAGCTATGAACGAAGTAAATACAGCAGTAGATGCGTTTGTACAAGCCAGCCAAGCTGTAATTGAAGTCGTTGTTGTAAATCAAATGGCTCAAGATGCTCAAAATGCTGGTGATGAGCGTGGTGCTATGGCACTTCAAGAGTACATAGAAGCAAATGACGTTGTATTATCAAATGCAGAAGTAGATTTTTACAATGAGTCTTTAGAAAATGTTGAGTCATCTGCACAGGTTGCAGCAGCTTATTTTGCTGTAGCCAACGATGAAGAGCTAGTAGCCACAGCAGATGAAATGGCCTACGAAATAAACGTAACCTATCAAGAAGCTGCTTCGTCATTTTTTGATGCTGCTACACAAGCCGTATGGATTTCGTTTGATGGTGGTACAACTATACAGGGTTTAGCGCTTGATGGATACTTTGTAACTGTTGAGTCTATTCTTGTTGAGGGCGAACAAACAGACTTCTTCAGGACTTCCCCCGAAGGTGGTTGTTGGTTTGCTTCAGACTATGAGGCTTGTATTAATGGCGCTTGATGATTTAGAACTAAACATAGGCGGTCAGTCGTTTAAGGGTGTTTACGTCGCAGTAGTTGTTTCTTTTGCATCAACTATTGCTGGAGGAATCTGGGCAACCAGTGAGTTCTTTAGTCGCTTAGAAGCCCAAGAAGCCGCTGTACAAGACGCTGGAGTTACTGCTAAAACTTTAGAGGCTAGGTTCGAAGATTTGCGTGAGAGTCAGTCTACAGCCTTACAAGGCTACGAAGTAATTATATCTAATATGCAACAAAGCCTTGAAGACAATGATGTAGCAAGTTTACAAGGAAAGTTAGCTGAATTAGGTACTAACCTCGAAGCCATTATGAAAGCACAACAGGACTTACTAGACTTACGAGACCGTGTAGCTGCTGTAGAAAAAAGTAATTCAGAATCTGTGCTTAAAGTAGAGAACAGAGTTGAGTCGCTAAAAGACACAAATGAGCGTCTAAAGCGTATACAAAAAGAAATAGACGATCTATGGCTTGGCCTAGATTCTTTAGCGAACCCACTAGGATAAAACAGCATGTCAAAGACTGAAGAACTCTTAGCACGTATCGAAGGCCATGAAAAAGAATGTGCTGTTCGTTATGAAATGATTCAACGACAGTTAGATTCTGGTGTAAAGCGCTTTGATAAGCTAGAAAGAATGGTCATGTCTATTTATCCATTTATTATAGCAAGTATTGTTTTTGCGGAGTATTTTCGATGAAGTTTGATGCAATTAAAGGGATATTGGGCGAAATAGCCCCTACGATTGGAACAGCCCTTGGTGGCCCTGTTGGTGGTGCAGCAGCAAGCATGTTAGCAGATGTGTTGGGATGTGATCCTACGCCACAAAAAATTGAAAAGGCTCTTGCACAAGCTACGCCAGAACAACTGGCAGAAATTAAAAAAGCAGAACTAGACTTCGAAGTTCGCATGAAGGAACTAGAAGTAGACGTGTTTGCTTTAGAAACAAAAGATACGCAACATGCTAGAGATTCATTTAAAGAAGATTGGACTGCACGAGCTATTGCACTTGTTTCTGTTGCGCTTTTTGGTGGATACATTCTTTTAGTAACAATACAACCGCCAGATGCGAATGACGACGGTATTGTAAATCTTGTATTAGGCTACCTTGGAGGCATCGTGTCTTCTGTAGTTAGCTTTTACTTTGGCGCTAGTAAGTCAGGGTCTAAGTAAAAGACCTATAAGGGAGAAGTAAGAAATGTCGAAGAAAAGACAGACACGAAATTCTAAAAAGTTTAAAAAGGCTGCTGCGTCTAAAAGAGCTAGAGCGCCGATGCAGAAAGGCGGACGTACTCCAAAATATGGTGACGTTGTAGAAAGAGATGGAAAGTTTTTTGAGTTTACTCCTGTTGGATATAGGGCTACTAATAAAGCCCCATCTACTAAAAGCAGTGCGCCTGCCAAACAAGCGCCTATTAAACAAGCACCAAGGCGTCCTGCTGGTCAAACTGACGGAATTAATCCTAATCCTGTGGCTGATATTAAAATGGTAACTCAGCCAGTAAAGCCTACGCTTTCAGGGCCGATGCCAGCGCCTGCTGGTCAAACAACTGGAATTAATCCTAATCCTATGGCAGGCATTCCTACAAAACAACCGCCTACTCGAACTACTGCTGGTCCTAAGCGTCCTCCTGATATAGGAACGCCTCGTCCTGAGCCAAGACCTACTGGAGTGTCAACACGCCCAGACAACACAGAAGGTCAGTTGCCAGAGTTTACAGGTACTGTTCCAAACCTAGCAGAAACAGGTCGAGTTTTTCAACCTACTACAACTACAAGAACTCCTACTGGTGATGACGGCGCTCAACTTCCTCCCGGCGACGATACTACACAAGCTAGGCCTGCAAATGTTGCAGAGGCTAGGGCGCAACAACAAGGCGCTACTGCTGAAACTTTTCCAGATAGAGCAAACTATACTACAGATGATGAATATCAATCTGCCGTTCAAGAATATTTTGCAAATAATCCAATAGATTATTCAAACATTGGTGGCGGTAACATTGTTTCAGGCGGTGGACTTCAATCTGGACTCCCTTCACAAGCCCCAATAGATCTTGAAATTAATCTTCCTGATCGTCCAGACTTGCCACAGATTACTCCTGAAGATGTGGCTTATGGTCCAGACTCTATGGTCTATGAGATGGCTGATACAGGTGATGCAAGAGCTACTTCAGCACGGGCAACTACAGCACGAGCACAAGCAGATGCAACTGCTGCACAAGCTGCTACGCCTCAACAAGTTCAAGCAGCACAAATGGAAGCTGCTATAGCTGAAGGCATTGCGCCCGGAGAAGGCGTAACAGGTCGAGTAAGTGAAGAGGCTATTGCAAGAGTTGATGAAGGTACTATTACTCAACCGGCTGTTGCGGCTCAAAGAGATGCGGCTGCAGAACAAGCTGCAAGAGCAGTGGCTGCACAAAGGCCTGAGGCTCGTGATTATGCGGAAGCTGCTACAAGTGGAACTACTATTGAAGTAGAAGACATCGAAGGTCCAGCAGTTGTTACACGCGAAGGCGCTACAGTCTCAAAATCTGAAGTAGAGCGATTAGGTCAAATAGCGCAAGGACGTGGTGTAGATCTTCAAGATCTTCCAGAATACAAAGATGTAATTCAAAAGCGTATAGCTCAACAAGGTGAAGCAGCTACTGCTGAGTATCGATCACGTCTTGAAGAGGCTCCACAGGCTGAAGCAGCACAGGCAAGATTTGAAGGTGTTGATGTTACACCGCAAGGAAGGGCAGCAAGAATCGCTGATGTTCCAGAGCTAACAGCAGCTCAAAGAACTGCGGCACAAGCTGAAGAAGTTATGGCTCCTGATGCAGCGCAGATGGGCGATGTGGCTGAAGCAGTAACACAAGAGCGACAAGCCATTACTGCAGAAAAGCTAGAAGAAATGGCTGCATCTCAAACAGATCTTTCACAACTTGGAGACTTTAGTTTAGCTCAAAGACGAACAGCACAGTCTGCTGAAGCTGCTACAGGCGTAGCCGCACAGTTAGGTGTTGCGCCAGAGTCTATCGCGGCTCAAGCTGCATATGTTGCTGCAGGTCAAATTCCTATTGAAGAAGCAGCAAACATTGATGACATTCCAGAGTTTCAAGTAGCTGCTCAACGAACTGCACCAGTAGGTGAGGCTGCTCAAGCTATTGCATCTCAATTAGGTGAAGCGCCTGCTGTAGATCTTGAAGGCCGTGAAGCTATTCTTGGAGAAGCGCCAAAGGGTAATGCATCTCAAATTGGTGGTATTCCAACAGCACAAGCTGCACAAATGCAGGCAGTTACTGGTAAAGCCCGTAAGATGGCTGCTGCAGATATGGCGCGAGTTACTGTGGGACTTCCCGAAGAAGTAACCGCTGTTGTTATGGAAGACCCTGCAACCGTTGAAGCACAGTTAGATAATGCACCTCAAGAAGTTACAGCAGCTGTTGCAGCACTACCAGAAGAAGCGCTTGTATCTACACAGATGGAAGGCCTTCTCGCTGGTATGGAAGATGGCGAAGTTCCAATGTGGGCACGACCAGCTGTAGACGCAATCAACGCACAGATGGCTTCAAGAGGCCTTAGTACGTCCACTGTTGGACGAGATGCGTTATTCAATGCAATCATCCAGAGTGCGCTTCCAATGGCTCAGAGCAACGCTCAAGCCCTTCAGCAACGTGCTACTCAAAACCTTAACAATCAACAGCAAGCAAATCTTCAGCAGTCTAAGCAGATTGCTCAACAGCGTTTGGCAAATCTTTCAAACAAGCAAACAGCTGCGTCTCAGACAGCACAAATGGCACAGCAAGTTAACATCAAACAGTCTGAGTTTCAACAACAGGCTGAGATGGCAACTGCCCAACAGCGCGAACAAGCACGTTTAACTGAAGCTCAGTTTGCACAGCAAAGGGCACAGCAGACTTCACAGCAACAGCAACAAGCAGCTTTACAGAACTTGTCTGCTGGTCAGCAAATGGATCTTGCTAACCTTCAAGCTATTAATGCTTCTGCGACTCAAAATCTTAACGCAGAGCAACAGGCTCGTCTTGCGTCTTATCAGGCTCAAGTCAATCGTACTATGCGTCAAGCGGACCTTCAACAAGACATGGACAAGGCGAACTTAAGTGCTTCGCTTCAGGTTGAGATGTCTAACCTAAACAATCAGAATCTTGCAGCTAGAGATTCTATGTCTGCTGAACAACAAGAGAGACTGACTAATCTTCAGACTCTTGTAGACTTCCGCAAAACAAACGCTACGTTAGCACAGCAAATGGATCTTGCAAATCTTAGCAACGATCAGCAAATGCGTTTGGCTAATTTACAGCAGAAGGCTGAAGCAGACCAAGCAAACTTTACAGCACAAAATCAGTTTGAACTTACAGAGCTAAATGCAAAAGTTCAACGAGCTACACGTCAGGCTGAACTCAAGCAAGACATGACTAAAGCTAATTTGAATACTTCTCTTCAGGTTGAGTTGTCTGAGTTGTCTGAAAAGAACGCTACTGCCCGTGCAAACATGACAGCAGAGCAGCAGACTAGGCTTCAAAATCTCCAAACACTTGTAGACTTTAAGAAGACTGATGCACAGCTTGCTCAACAAATGGACATGGCTAACATGTCTAATGAGCAACAAATAGAGCTTGCGAACCTTGCTGAAAGAGCTTCTGCTGATGCGGCTAACTTTACTGAAGCAAATCGTTTTAGATTGACAGAGCTTCAAACAGCAGCACAGGTGTTGTCGGAAAATACTCAGCTTCGTCAACAGGCCGATATTGCAAACTTAAGTTCAGATGAGAAGATTACTCTAGCAAACTTAACTGCTCAGAATCAAGCGTCAGCCGACAACCTTAACGCATCTCAACAGGCTGAACTTGCTAACTTGAATGCCCGAGTTCAGACAGAAACGCAGAATGCTCAGATGCGTCAGCAGGTCATAACGCAGTCGTTTAGTCAGCGTCAACAAACAGAGCTTGCGAATCTTGAGGCTTTGAATCGTGCAGGCTCTGAAAATCTTAGCGCTGAACAGCAGAGTCGTTTAGCAAGTTTTAACGCTACCATTGATCGCAATGTACGTCAAGCAGATCTTACTCAACAAATGGAAGCTGCTAACCTTGACGCTCGACTTAAAGTAGAGTTGTCAGAGCTTACAGAGCGTAATGCAACTTCTCGTGCAAACATGTCGGCTGAACAGCAAACACGCCTTGCTAATCTTCAAACGCTTACTGAGTTTAGAACAACCAATGCTCAGTTAGCCCAGCAGATGGATATGGCAAACCTTGCAAACGAACAGCAAATGGAACTTGCAAATCTTCAAGAAAGAGCTTCAGCGGATGCTGCAAACTTTACTGAAGAAAACAGATTCCGTATGCAAGAGTTGAACAACTATGTTCAGGTAATGTCACAAAATGAACAGCTGTTACAACAAGCAGACCTTGCACGTCTTAGTATGGAAGAGCGTATTTCTCTTGCAAACCTTGATTCTAAGAATCGTGCAGACTCAGAGTCTATGTCAGCACAGAATGTTGCAGAGCTTCAGCAGTACGAAAAGCGTATGCAGGCAGCACAGGTTAACGCACAGCTTGCACAGCAAATGGGCCTTGCAAATCTGTCTAATGAGCAGCAGGCTTCAATGTTTAATGCACAGATTGATGCGAATCTTGACATGGCTCAGTTTGATGCTAATCAGCAGGCTGCGCTGGCTAACAGTCAGTTTATGCAGTCAATGACCATGAAGGACTTTGATGCTCGACAACAGTCTGTAATGCAAAACGCAACAGCTATGGCCTCAATGGATATGGCAAACCTTGATGCTCAAACGCGCTTGGCGGCTCAAAACGCTCAAGCATTTCTTCAGATGGACATGGCTAATCTTAGCAATGAACAACAGATGGCTGTTATGAATCAACAACAAGCACAGCAAACTATGCTATCGAATCAAGCTGCTGAGAATGCGTCTCGTCAGTTTAATGCTGCTAACGAACAACAAGCCAATCAGTTTATGGCAAGCCTAGCGTCTCAAACAGAGCAGTTCAACGCTGCTCAATCAAATGCTATGAGTCAGTTTAACATATCTGAACAAAACCGCATAGCGGCTCAAAATGCTCAAAATGCTACACAGGTATCTTTGGCTAATGCTCAAATGGAAACAGATGTTTCAAAGTTCAACGAGACTATGGATCAACAACGTGAGCAATTTAATGTCTCTAATCGACAGGCTATTGAACAAGCAGACATTGCGTGGCGGCGTCAGTCGAACACAATTAACACTGCGGCTCGTAATGCCGCTAATCAGCAGAATGTTATGAATGCTTATAACCTTGAAATGGGAGAAATGCAATTTTTATGGCAAGAGCTTCGCGATAATGCAGCATACACACGACAGGCATACGAAAACGAACAAACTCGTATGACTCAGCTGTACGCAACAGCTATCGGTAATGAAGCAGCTGCTAGTAAAGAAAGCAGTTCTTCTATTAGTTCATTAATAAATATTATTAAAACGTCACTAGGAATATAACTATGGGTTTTTTCTCTAAAGTATTTAAAGGCGTAAAAAAAGTCTTTAAAAAAGTTGGCAAAGCAATTAAAAGTGGTTTAAAATCTGTCGGTAAGTTTATGGACAAGATTGGTATTGTAGGTCAAATAGGGTTGTCGCTTTTGTTGCCGGGGATAGGATCACTAATGAGTGGAATGTGGGGCAGTTTAGTAGGGGGCATGCAAGCCTACTCTGGTCTTGGCTCCACTATTGTTAACGGTGCTGGTAATTTTTTGAATGCAGCGACAAAAGTAGCTTCACGGGCTGGTAGAGCGTTTTCAAGCATTACTGAAGGCGTTAAAAATGTTGTGGGTGAAACACTCAAACTAGGCGCGAAAAAGCTAGGTCTTGGTCAAGTTGCTTCTAACATAGGTACAAAATTTGGATCAAAATATTTTACTAAACTAGGCAATAGTATTAGCAATGCAAGTTTTGATAATATTGGAAATGCTTTTGGTATGAGCAAAGAAAAATTTCTTAGTAGTTTTTCAGGCGATGCTTTTTTACCTGATAGTGCGTATGAAGCAGCTAGGCAGTCTGCTGCAAACATTAGCCCTGAAAAGATTTTAGATATTACTCCACCTACACCACAGTTTGCTGATCCAGATTTGGCTACTCCTGACATGCCTGCTTCAATGACTGAAGTTAAAGTAACTGCGCCTCAACCGCCGCTTACTGAAGGAGACAAAGCTTTTATGGCTGCACGAGAACAAGCGCTGGCAGACCTTCCTGCAGTAGGAGAAAAACAAAGTCTTTTAGGAAAAGCTTACGATGAAACAATTGCAAGAGGTCGTCAATTAATTTCTGATGCACCTCAACTAGCTACTAGGGCTGTTGAAAAAGGAATTGAAAGTTCTGTTGTTACAGGCGTAAGGCGTCTCACAGGTGTTGAGCAAGCCCCTGAGTATGAAACAACGTATTATGGTACTTACGTGCCTCAACTAGACTTTAGCGACACAGCAATTGCTACGCCTAGTGCACAATTTAATCCTGTTCAGTTTGCAGCGGCTAACACGGAACTTATGAATATGTATCCGTTTGGCGCTACAGCCCAGTTGTATAATGACGCTACTTATGGAACACAAATGCGTCAATATGGTTACGCATAAAGGACAATAAACATGAATGAAGAATATATGAAAGTTGTAGCAGGTGGTGGTAGGGCTGTTCCCGGCCAAAGCCTGACTATGAATCCAGATGATCCACAGCCTTATGAAAGGCCTCCGCAATATACTTCAGTTCATGAGGCGTCCGAAGAAATATTTTCTAAGCTTATCGAAGAAGAAACCTATAAACAACTATTAATAGTTTTAGGCGACGGAATGCCTGTAATGGATGTTGTGCAAACAATGTTATTCGCAGGTTTTAGTGAGGGTAAGTGGAATCCAGACCTGATGTTAATGCTTGTCGAGCCTATAGCATATATGATACTTGCGTTAGCAGAACGTGCGGGCCTTGATCCTGTAATCTATCGTGAAGAAGATGAAGACGAGGCAGAAGATCGTCAAGTTCTTGGCGCTAGTATGGAAAGAGAGCGTCTTGACAGCGTTCGTAAGCTTGCAGAAATGGGCAAGGCTCCTGCTAGTGGCGTTACACCGCAGATGGTACAAACAATTCAAGAACTGCCCGTACCACAAGTTGATAGCTTAATGTCTAGACCAGAAACGCCAGAAGCCCCTGATAGCTTACTGGCACCACAACCAGAGGAAGAAGTATAATGTCTATTCAGCCTTTTGCACAATCGCTTCTTTCAGATGTTCGTAAACGTCGTGAAGAAGAAGAAAGAAGATTACGCAAACAACGCGAGCGTCAAGATCTTATGGGTCTTGGGCTTGGTCTTGCAGTTAAAATTGGTAACGAAGCGCTTGCAAATAAAACGTCTAATTTTTTACAGAACGAGCAAGTTTGGAATGCTAATCAAACTCAAAAGCTTGCGCGTAAAAATGCAGCTAGTTTTTACAACATTCAATCATCTGTTGATGCTTCAGGGGGTGATGCTCGCTCGTGGGCAGCTAAAAACATGATGCCTGAGTTCCAAGCCCGTGCTGAAGAAATACTTGCTGACGAGTATACAGGGGCTGCTGGACCTTATCAAGAGCTTGTGCGTAAAAAGGTAGATGAGCTTGCAGACCAATGGGCAACAGACTACGAAGAAGCTTTACAGCTTTCAAGCAACATTGCAAGTAAAGATGATTACAACTCAATGGTTGCACTGAATGCTAAAAAAGCTAGACCAAACGATATTGCTTCGTATGTTTCTCGTGGCATTATAAATTTGTTTGGTGGGCGCTCTCAAGATGATATTCGTCAGGAAGCCGTTACAGCTATTACAGAAGGTCGTATGGCTGACAACGCTGAAAAGCTTAATGACTTTATGACTCAGTATAAAAAAACTGGAGACCTTGTAAGGGCTTTTGATTATGCAAATTTAATTCATCCTGATACAGTTATTTCTGATGATGAAAAATATAAAATTCTATCTGAAACAGATAAGATTGATAGGGTTGGCGATCAAACCTTTATTTATACTGAAACAAAAAGACGAGAAATTAATACTGGATTTGAAGATACCGACATTAGTATTAAAACTACTAAAGATGGTAAGCCAGAAGTTTTATTCCAAGTAACAGACTCACCTGAAAAGATTGCACTTGATACTGCTAAGGCGCTTAACTCTGTGTTTAACTTTAGTAAAGACGCTAGGGGTATTTTAACGGGAGCGGCTTACAGAGCTTTTGTTGATGAAACACAAACAGCTAATTTAAATATTATAGCTCCTACCACCCTTGACGAATATAATAAAATATCTACTATTTATAGAACTTATCTTACTACTACATCTAATTTAGAAGATGAATTTAGAAATCAAAAAACTTTGCGAGCCTATGATTTAATTACTGGTGACCCAGAAGAAATACAAGCGCTTGTTGCTAGTTTTGAAAATAATCCAGACAAGCAAAGAGAAGCAATAGATCGACTAGAACGATCTATTTTTTCAAGATTCCAAGCAGCAGAAGCACTACAGCTAGGACCACGAGACTATAGGACACTTTAATAATGCCTAGAACAGTTACTCTTCTAGATGGTACACAATACTCTAACGTGCCTGATGATGTTACAGACGATGAAGTTCTTCAAAAACATGTGTCACGTCAAGTAAAAGAACCTGAAGAAGAAATACAAATAAAACCCCAAGAAGAAGTAGATCAAAATATTGACAGATCTACTGATCTTGGCGACTTTGCACAAGACGCTGCTCGTGTGCTTGTTAAAACTGGTGTTGCTTCAAACAAAGCTATTGCCGATGTTGCTAATACAGTCGGTCGTTTTTTAGGTAAAGAAGATAAAGTAATTACAGATGACCTTAGACGTGCTGCAACAAAACAATTTGTAGGTGCTTTTGCGCCACTTATTCCGGGCCTTGATGTAGAAGATGTTATTGATGCTCAAGGTAACGTACAGCCTATGGAAACTATGGCGGGTACTGGACTTGAAATAGCTCCATATGTTGTAGGCGGCACAGCAATTGCTGGAAGCAAACTACTTGCTAATACCCCTAGAATTGTTCAAGGCGTTTTAAGCGGTGTTGCAGTTGATCAATTATTATACACGGGTGAAAATGCTTTAGCAAATACTTTGTCTGAGTCAGAGTTATTTGAAGCTGAAAGCATGGCTCAAAGTTTAGTAGAATATCTTTCTGTAGATGAAGACGACACAGCACTTGAAGAGCGCACTAAGCTTTTAGCTGAAGGTGTTGCATTAGGTGTAGGTGCTGAGGCTATCATGGGTACAGCAAAGCTAGTATCTAAAGCACGTCAACTATTTAACAAGTCTCCTAATCAGCTATCACGCTCAGAAGAAGCAGAAGTTGTCGCAGGTTATTTAAAAGACGCTAAACAAACAACGCAGCTTAGAGCGCAAGCTCCTGATATAGTGTACTCAGAAACCGCTGAAGGTGCTGCGCAGGTTGCTCAACAAAATAGCAGCAAGCTTCGACGCTTCACACAACAAGTCTTTACTTCTCGTGGCTACTGGACTCCACAAGCCTTTAATGCTTTTAACGACGCTCAGTACGCACAACGCCAAGTAGTCAAAGAAGCTGAAAACATTTCTAACAGGCTTCAACAATCTTTACGTGCGCTAGGGGATGAAACAAAAACAGCTGCGGCTACACAAAACGTACAAAAGGCGTTGCGCGAAGATTTAGGTTTTCATCCACAAGTAGCGCAGGAAGCTCGTATACGTTATGTTGTAGATAATTATGACGTGTCTGAAGACGTAGCAAAAGAAATTTTAAATGCGCGACAATTAATTGATAATCTTTCTGGCCGTCTTGCTAATTCTAATATTCCTAACGGAGAGTTTCGAGAGTCTATTCTTGAAAACTCTGGTGAATATATTCGCAGATCTTATCGTTTGTTTGAAGACAGCGGCTACAAACCTTCTGAGTCTGTTGTACGTCAAGCCGAAGATTATCTTGTAGGTCAACAGCTAAAGCGTGGTCTTGATCACGACGAAGCCTATGAAGTCGCTCGTGGTAAAATTGATGAAATCTTAGCTCAAGGCGACAGGACGGCTGCTGAAGACTATTATTCCAAAGTTCGTAGAGTTAACACAGAAATTTTAAAAGAACGTAAAGAAATACCTGCAGAAATTCGTGCATTGATGGGCGAAATAGAAGAGCCTGCAGAAAACATCGTTTTAACTGTATCTAAACTTGCTAAACTTACAGAAAATAACCAGTTTTTTAACAACTTAAATCAGCTGGGCAATAACAAATATATATTTACTAAGCCTGTTGAGCGTGAAGGCGTGTCATACTCAGTAAAAATAACTGGTACTAATTCTGTGCTTGACGGTAAGTATACAACTCCTGAAATGCTTACTGCAATAAAAGAAAAAGAATCGCACATAGGTTCTTTTGATTCTGGATTCTTTAGAAATCTTGCTGCGATTAAAGGCTCTTCACAAAAAATGAAGACTATTTACAGCCATGTAACGCATCTTCGAAATGCTTCGGGTGGTGCGCAATTTGGTATTGCTAATGGAATTAATCCTTTTAATAGTGGAAAAACTACGGGGCGAGCATTAAAAAATAGCATTGCTCGTGGAGGCGATGAAGAGTTAGATGCAATGTATGAAAAGTATTTGCGTCTTGGAATTATCAATACTAACGTAAGAGTTAACGAATTCCGTGCGCTTCTTGAAACAGGCTTTGAGTCTGGACCAGATACTCTTGTAGATAAGCTAGGTCAGAAAGTTAAAGGCTATGGTTTTTTGCAGAAGGGCGATAAACTAGCTACAGACATGTATATGGCTGTGGATGATTTTTATAAAGTAAACGCCTTTGAGCATGAGCTTGATTATTTAAGACGTGCGCTGCCTAACGAAAGTCAAGAAGTCCTTGAATCAGAAGCTGCTCGTATTGTTCAAAATACTTTTCCTAACTACGACAGAGTGCCAAAAGGAATTAAATCTTTACGCTATTTGCCTGTAGGTAACTTTGTAGCGTTCCCAACAGAAATCTGGAGAACAAGCACAAACATTATAAAACAAGCTTCTAAAGAAATGAACTCAGGAAATGCAGAGCTTGTGCGAAGAGGTCAGCAAAGACTTGCTGGATTTACTACAATGTTAGCAGCACCTAGCTTTGTTGCTACTCAAACAGCACAGTTTGCAGGCTTTAACGAAGAAGAATCAGAAGCTATTCAAACGCTTTCAAAAACTCCTTGGTCTGATGCACCTAAGAATGTTGTGCGTGTAGGCGATAAAATATACACCAACGATACTCAGTTTATTGATTCTTACTCGCCTTTAAAAGAGCCTGTTATGGCGGCACTGGACCGAATTCAATCTGGTCAGCTTCGTGGTAAAGAGCTAGACGCTTATCTTGGTGATGCAATTTTAGATGCGACGGGTAAATTGCTTACGCCTTATTTAGGCGAGTCAATGGTGACTGAATCTTTGCGCGAGTTGTACGTAGCTGGGACAGGGGATGGGCGCACATCAAAAGGATTGCCTGTATTTGTAAGGGGCATGGACAATACAGAAAAAGCTATTGCTGCTTTTACTTTAATTGTAGAGCCGTTTGTTCCCGGAAGCGTGTCTAGCGGTAAAGGTCTTTATGATGCATATTTTGAAACTCCCAACAGGACAACGGGTAAGCCTAAAAGCTTGCAGGCAGAGCTTGTTACTAACCTAACAGGAGCAAGATTTTCAGAGTTTGATGCTTCCAGCGCTTTAATGTATAAAATAAAGGAGTATAACAGGCTAAAAAGAGAAGTTATTTCTTCGACACCTACTTATGTTATGAAGGCTGAAGCCGCATACGAAAATCAAATTAAACGACAAGAGTCCTTGTATGAGTTACAACAAGACATGTATGAAAATACAATGGCTGCTGAAACTTTATTAGGCACTTCGACAACTATTCAGGTAATGAAAGACAACGGGCTTTCTAATAAAGACATAGGCTTTTTGCTTTCGGGCAAATTCAAACCAGAAAAATATTCTTTTGGCAAGACTCTTAACTTTATTGAAAAGGTAGGCGTAGAAGGCTCAGTGCTTAACGATATATTTAGATCGTATGGTAATATGATAGGCACTCCACTTATGCCCGTAACGCCTGAAGAGCGCGAAGAGTCTTTTGACAGAGAGCGTGAAGGCTTTGCTAAGGGCGGTCGTGTGACAGTTCCTAATGCCCCCTTAGAGCCTGACGAGCGCATTGACAAGATGACAGGACAACCCTACAACATCCAAGCTGGGTCAGCCTTTGTAGATGAAGAAGACCCTGAGAAGCGCATGTTGTTTAATGAGGGTGGCTTTGTTGACAAAATTACAAAAGCCCTTGGGGTTTCTAAGCAAGATCTTGATTGGGCTAAAAGCCTCGACAAAAAATTTCCAGAGTCTGAACAACTTGATGGACGAGGAGATGCTGCAAGGCACTTGGCTCTTGGTTGGTTAGCTAAAAAATCTAACTATCCTAAAGCTTCTCAGTTTGCTATTAACGCACGAGAGTTTGTAGAGTTTGATTTTAAAGGTGGTCCAATGGACATCGAAAATAATAACAAAGGATTCAATCTTGATGCTAGTACCCGTGAAGAAGCTGAAAGAAAAATCATGAGGATGATTAATAACAAGGAAGTTATGTACTACACGCCTCAAGAAAGCAAAGCAAGACGTGGCTATCAAGCTGGTGGAAGCGTTGAAGATCCTAGTATGTACAGGTCAGACGGAAGCAAAAAGTCTGCACAAGGTTTTTTAGGGCCAGTAAAAAATAATGTTGAAGGCGGAACAATGACAGAGGTTTCTGTCGGTATGGAAATAAACGGGCAAGAAATGGAAGTTCCTACAATGGTTCCATCTTTAACTAAAGAGGAAATAGAAACTTTAGCAAACATGCAGCTTGAAGGAAACGCTAAGAATATTCCTGAGTCTATTATTATAAAAGCAAAGCAACACGCTTTACAAAGAATAGATCAAGGCCTTAGCCCGTTCTATCAAGACGGAGAAAAATAATAATGCAAAGACTTATTGATACTTTAAAGCGTCATGAAGGCGTTAAATATTATGTCTACAAAGACCATCTAGGCTATGAAACTATTGGCGTAGGGCGTTGTATTAAACAAAACGTAGGTCTAGGGCTAACACACGACGAAGTAGACTATCTTTTGATGAATGACATTAAGCGTTGTATTGAAGAGCTTGATGCAGCCTTTTCGTGGTTCAAAGATCTTACTCAAGTTCGACGCGAAGCAATGGTAAATTTATGTTTTAACTTAGGCCTCACACGCCTTCGAAAGTTTGAAAATGCACTTGCGGCTATGGCAATCCATAACTACGAAGAAGCAGCAGATGAATTTTTGGATAGCCGCTGGGCTGTTCAGGTTGGTCAACGTGCAATAGAAGTAACTGAAATGATTCGCACCGGAGAAACCTATGACTAAGAAAAAAGATCCAAGGCTAGAAAGAGCAGGAGTAAGTGGCTACAACAAACCGAAACGTACACCCAATCACAAAACAAAGTCACACGTCGTGGTGGCAAAAGAAGGAGACAAAGTTAAAACAATACGCTTTGGTCAGAAGGGCGCGAAAACTGCAGGCAAGCCAAAAGCAGGAGAGTCAGCACGTATGAAAGCAAAGCGGAAGTCGTTTAAGGCAAGACACGCTAAGAATATTAAGCGAGGAAAGATGTCAGCGGCTTACTGGGCTGATAAAGTCAAATGGTAGTAGATCTATTTACCAAGCATCCAAAGTCTGCTAATGAAACATATTGGCAGCATCTAAAGCGAGCAGCTATGCTTTCTGGATGGTTGTTCTTGGGAGGTCTTGTATGTGCAGTTCATGCGGTCTTTCCTTTTTTATTCACTCAAACTGCAAGTAAGATAGTATGTAAATTATATACTAAATACTAAGCCGTGAGGCTACAGCACGTCGTGATGACGTTAGGAGATACACAATGCATAAATATATATTGGCAGCAATGGTGCTGTCTACTCCAGCATTTGGAGCTAATAGTATTCTCATACAAAAAGGAAATCAACAGTACGTGGTCATACCAGACTGTCAGATATCCGAAGATGTGAAAGACATAAGGATAAGACACCTACACGTAGGCGCACCAGTTCACATGAAACACAAAGGGCGACGAGTTCGCTGTAGAATAGAAGAAATAGAGGAACGATCATGACAATTAAACAAGCACTTAAATCACGAACAGTACAGTATGGCGTAGCTCTTGCTGTTCTTTCAGTTCTCCAAGGCTTTGTAGGTTTTCTTCCTGCTAATCCAGCTGTTCAGGCTATGGTAGGCTGTGCGATTGCAAGCGGTATTGTTGTTCTTCGATTCATGACAACTCAACCCGTGAGTCAAAAATGACAACAAAAAGAAAAACAACACCAAAAAAAAAGTCTAAGTCTCGCGTCAATGAAGCTGGTAACTATACCAAGCCTACTATGCGTAAGCGACTCTTTAACAAGATAAAGGCTGGTTCAAAGGGTGGTAAGCCCGGCCAGTGGTCTGCGCGAAAAGCTCAGATGCTTGCTAAAGAGTACAAGGCTGCAGGTGGAGGTTACAAATAATGGCTCTCAAGAAGTCTCAGAAGTCTCTTAAGGCTTGGACAAAACAAAAATGGCGTACTAAGTCGGGCAAGAAATCCAGTAAGACTGGAGAGAGATATTTACCTGAGAAGGCTATCAAGGCTTTGTCCGCCAAAGAGTACGCCGCTACTAGCCGCAAAAAGCGCGAAGATACAAAAAAGGGCAAACAACACAGCAAGCAGCCGAAGAAGATTGCCCAAAAAACTCGAAGGTATAGATCTAAAAAGTCCTAGTGTTCAACGCATCTAGTTCTCTTTCGATCTTTTCATGTAATCCTTCGAGATGATAAAGAGCCTGCTCAAGAACTGTTGTAATTATTTTTTGCTCTTCAGGCTCTTTAAATATTCTACCTACCTCATTCTTTGGAATCTTATTAAACTCAGTCATCAAGTTTCCAGAAGCATCAAAGAAAATCCTAAAACCTACAAGGTTTCCTTCCTGTTTATTACTAGCCATTTCGAGTTTCCATTTCAATACGAACAATGTCTAGCCCGTCAAGATAATCTTTAGACTCTATCAAAAGCTTTAGCTGAGACTCGATTGCCTCGTAAAAAGCGTCGTGGTCGTGGAAGGCCATAGGGTTACTAATAATAACCTCAACTGCCATTGCGTGTTTTTTTATGTCTGCTTCGTAATAGCTTCTCATTGTCTTCAGTATTTGGTTTGGATTCAACATCTTTTTTATCCTTAAAAATTCTATCCCAGTTAGAGTCAAATTTATTTTTGTTTACTTGGCGGGGGGACGAACCCTTCCCGCCGTGCCATGAACTCATACTATATCTCGCAGTTGTTACCAGTGCAAGCTAAAGTTTGTGAGCCTTCAGTCATATCACTTTCTTCTGTAATGTCCCAAGACATTTCAGTTGGGAAGTTAGCAGACATTTCTGCATATTCTTCTGCGCTAATAGGCTCATACGGTGCTTGTTGGTAAGTATGCTCAGAGTAAGGCAGAAATGACACACCACTAATTTTGTCAAACTTATTATAGAGCCACTGGCCTACTTCAAGAAACTCTTCATCACGATAGTAACACGTCATTGAAGGTTTGTGTTCACACCAAAAATCTTGATAGATTTCCCAAAGCTCTAGCTGCTCCATAGCACCCATATCAGAGGCTAGTACAGCCCCGTCAGGAGACTTAATAGGAAAGCTAAATACCTTGGTACTAGGCGACATAACGTCGTCTTCTACAGGGATTCCTGAGGCTTCAAGGACGGCGCAGAGGGGGTCTCTAGAGTCTGCTCGAACTCGTCTAATGTATTGAGATGAATATCGAGGATGGATTCCACTCGCACTATCAACAAGCTGGCTAACAGTACCGCTAGGCTTAACAGCAGTAATAGCGGTAGAAGGATTGATGCTAAGTTTTTTAGCCCACTCAGCATTAATTTTAATCGCTTCTTCGCGTAGCTCTGTGAGCCATGTCTTAAGTACACCTTTATCTCTCCGTCCTGATAGCGTTGGGTGATCCATAATACCTGTAAGACTAACGCCTAGCAAGGCCTCTTCTTGTGTGTTGTTTTGCCAGACTTTCCTTAAATACCTAAAGTCTGTGAGGGTAGCCTGTAAAGTTCCAAGGATAGTCGCAACACGAACTTTTCGTTTGAGGTCTGAAAGCGTATCGGTTGACCTGACAACAACTTCTGACAGGTTGCAGAACTGATAAGGCCTGAGGATAATCTCGGAGCATGGATTAGTTCCAAAATCATAGGTAGCGTCTCGTCTGTCGTTTTTTGCAGCTTGCTTTTGACTTGCGACTCTAGAGAACATTCCTCGTTCTCCTGAGCGAGACTCGTATAAACTTTTCCACTCATTTAAAAATGCCTCAAAGTCTGGCTTCTCTGTATAACATGCGCTGTTGTTGGCTAATCCTCGCTGGGGATTGTCTTGCCACCATTGGCCTGACTTGCATCGTCGGAGTCTATCGTCAGTGAGATTAGAGAGACTGATGAGAGCACTTCGCCTAACTCCGCCGACGACAACGATTTGTGCAATCTTACAGCAGATATCGTGACACTCGATGGAGGAAAGCTTACGTCCAGCAGCCTCCCTAAAGACCTCTGTGGTAAATTTAAAGAGGTCAACAAGAGGCTCCGCACCAGACGCTCTACCTCCAAAAGTTTTAAGGGCTGCCCCTGCAGGTCGTACTCCAGATACGTCCCACTTTGGAAGCTGACCCGAATAGAGCAAGCTAATAAGTTCTCTGTAGGCTTTAGCCCATCCAATTTTGCTATCAGCGACGTGTATAACGGTATCGGTGTCATGAAATTCCTCCGCAACTTCAGGTAGTTTAGATACATACTGTCGTTCAACAGAAAAACCTACGCCTGTACCGCACATTAGGACGTACATCATCTCGTCAAACGCTTTAGGGTGATCAATGGGCAGATAGCTACAGTTGAATCCTGCTACATTATCACGGTCAAGAGCCTCTCCTGCAGTCATTAGCGCTCTCATGCTGGGCATTACATCTAGATCGTGGATGTCTTTGAACATACCATTAGCTTCTTCTAGTGTTAGCTTATTTTTTTCAACCCAAAAGTTTAGGTATCTGTCTATTGTTTCTTCCCAAGTTTCACGCCGCTGTTCCTCTGGTAGGTAACGAGCGTACCGTGACTTATGGATGTACTGTTGATATAAGTCCATTACTCTTCCTTAAAGTTAATGTTTCGTTTCTTTCGTTTTTGGGGTGTTGCTCCTTTTTGCTTAAACTTTTTCTTGCGAAGAAATTTATTAGAGCGTTCTTGTTTCCTGTCGATCATAGTCCTTCTTCTTTATAGTCCTTATTGATCCATCCATCTGGTAGCGACTCTTCACTGAACCATCTGAATCCTTTTGAGCTTGCCCACTCTGCGTGAGACCTTTTAGTTCCGTCTGTGCGTCTCTTTGCCTGAGGCATTGGCGCATTAGGGTCAGAAAACAAAAAGACTAGCTCGTAGTTTTCGGGCAGCGACTTGTTTATCCAAACGTATTTGGTATATTCAGGCGCATCCCAGAAGCGTCCTTTGGCTTCAAGAAGTATTGTCTTACCGTCTATCTTTTTAACAAAGTCTGCATGATAGGTGTGTTCTACAACGTAGTCAACCTTTTTTGTGTGGATGTCCCACTCAGACAGTGGGCCAGAATGTAGTTTATATTCCCAATGCGAGTCGTAGCCAACCGCTACGTCCTTTTCTCTGGGTCTAACAACTCTCTTTTTACGGTATCCTTTTCGAATGTTTGGCGCTTTACTCAATGTACTATTGCTCCTCTGCGTTCTATTTCTAACTCTAGAGCAGCATGAAGGTCATATAGCGCTTCATCTTCTACGGTATTAACGTCATTACCGCTTGTAAAGTGTGCAGCAAAACCAAGGATAATTATTTCAAGCGGGATTAGAACTCCCTGTTGATCATCTTCCATGTCTGCATCTCAGCTTTAATATCTTCTAGAGTGTATGTATTAATAGGTCTTTCAGGCTGTCGAGCCACCAAACCCTTTAGTTTTTTGCGCACCCAGCGTGGAGAAAAGGTGCTAAGAAAAAACTTGTTGTTGGCAAAAACATGCGTCTGATCAGGGAGAAGTTCTTTGTAATTATCTAAAGTGATCTTCTTGGCTTCTTCTTCAGAGACTAATGTCTTTAACCAATCAACAAGAATAGGTCCAACTTGTTTGTTGATTTGCTTTATTTTCTTTCTGTTCATAAAAGAATCTCTTCAACTCTTGGCTCTACCGCAACTTCAGTAAAATATACGGGGCCGTTAGAATATCTAAATGCTCTAAGTCCTTCGCCTTCGTTCGCGTCTGAGTAGCATTCAAACTTATAAGGACAGTATGCACAACCAGAAGGTAGTTTCATGTTTCCTTTTTTACCTTCAGGTATAGGAGCATAACACCTGTCAGGAGGCGTGTCAACGGCAATTGCTGCCTTGACCTTTTTGATTTTTTCTTTTACGTTTGGCTTCTCTAGGTCGTCGGGCCGAAACAAACACAACTCACCGCTCTCTTTGTTGATAACAAGAAAGCCGCCGTTTTTTGTTTCTTCAGCAGTCTCGTATCCAGACAGCTGTGCAAGATATCCAAAAGGATCGTTGTTGACTAGTGAGCCATCTTTAAATTTATTAAAAGAAAACCTTGAGGCTGTCTTAACGTCTACGACTTGACCGTCTATCTTGCAGTCCATGTGTCCTAGTATGCCGTCTACGTTTACTTCTTTCTGTTCTGAAGTAACTTCATGGCCTGCCATTCGGACTAACATCAAAACTATTTCTTCTAGGACGTGCCCATAAAGAAATTTAATTTGTGTTGAGCCGCTAACGGCGTGAGGGCTTGAGGCGTTTTTGCTTTCATACCATAGCTGCCGTAAAGGTCTTCCGATGTTAGACATTCGAAGCCTAAAGCTGTTATCAACTTCTCGTGGTTTAGACCAAGCAAGTATGCTTTCTTTCATACGTGAAAGGGTTAGGTCTAGTTCTTCTTCAGAGATATTTAATGCCTCTCCAGATGAAAGACCTTCTAGATTAGAATAAATATCTTGAATAAGTGTATCTAAATTTTTCATTCTGATTCCAATTTGACTTGGTTAAGGATTTGACGGGCCTCTTCAATAGAACACTGAAACCATTCGCCTTGTTGATTAAACTTAGCAGCAAGTAGTTGATGAGCTTGAGACTCTGATGCTCGACGATCATTTACTCTACAAAAGAATTGTAACTCATAATCACGGAAAGGGCTAGAGGTTTGATAACCTTTTAGTCTGTCCATTGCATCTACAGCCATCCCAACTTTTACCCATCCTTCAAACGCAGGGTTAGTAATGATATATACTTCACCTTGCTTGGAAGACTTGTAGTTTTGTAAGGAACTAAATGCAGCTTCTTCAAATCCTTTATATCGTCCGGGCTTGTGTAGGGGGTGTGAAGCAGGAATATATTTTCCGTCTACATACATACGTTTTTTGTTTTTCTTAATGTATGGTCCTAATCGTCGCCTACCGCCGTCGCAACCAAGATAAAACTTTTCTCCGTTTTCCTCAAAAATATTTGTCTTGTAGTTTTTAGCTTCTTCCTCAGTGTGTCTCTGCCCAGTTGTTTCCAACATTGTACTCTCCTGTTAGCTCACATTTTAAGTTAAAGTCTCTACCGGCTTGTTCGATTGCGGCAACGCCTAGCTCACCTACCTTATCCGCTACGTCTTTGTGTGCTTCAATCTGCCACTCATCGTGGACGTTAGCAACAAAGTGTGCGTCTAAGTCTTTCATAGTTTCTTGTAGGTTGACCACTGCTTGTTTCATAACAATAGCACCAGCGCCCTGTAATAAGGTGTTTAGCGCTGCATGTTCTGACCGAACAAATAACTTACGTTTGTCCAGTCCTTTGAGGTATCCCCTTTTAGCTGCTCCCGCAACTCTGTCTTTAAGATGTTTAAATGCAGGGAGATTATCGAAGAAAGATTGTCTAAGTCTTCCACCATCTTTTGCGTCTCCTCCAACCACTGAACCAAGTTTAGCGTCTCCTGCTCCGTATAAGAGTGCATAGATGAAAGTTTTTGCCTGAGGTCTTGATTCAAGTCCCGCAGCAATTTGATTTGCTGTGTGTATGTCTCCGTTGAGAAGTTCATAAGTAAATCCCTCGTCGTTCATGTAGTGTGCTAACATTCGTAGCTCTAAGCCGCTGGCATCAATGCCTACTAATTTATAATTATCTTCAACTGTCCAACATTCTCGACACTCTTTGCCGTAAGGACTGCTTGCGCTTGGAACCTGTGCCATGTTGGGTCCGCTGTGTGTCATTCGGCCTGTAACTGCGCCATTAGTATTTACATAACCATGAATACGTCCATCGTCTTCCATCTCTTTAAACCAAGAGTTTATCTGAGCAATGCGCTTTTGCAACATTAAATACTCAGCGATGACAGCAGCTTCAGGTATATGTTTTATCTGCGATAATACTTTTTCATCAACAATTGGCTGTCCCGTGGGCGTAAATTTTGCAGGCTTCCAACCAAACTCCACGAGATATTCTCCAATCTGTTTGCGAGAGCCAAGGTTAAAAGGTTCAGAATCACGACGAACAAGATTATCATTCGGATTCTCACATGCTTTTTGGTACTCTTCATCAGACAGTCTGACCTTCTTGGTTTCACCTTTGACTTGGGCCATCTTAGAAACCTTACCAGCCTTTGTCATTGTTGGAACCAAAGTAATAAATGTTTCGCGTGGCTTGAATGTTTTATGCACACGCTTTTCGGCCTTATCAATCTTTTGATTTAGCTCTGCCAAAAGACTCATCGCATGTTGTTGATCTAGCTTAAATCCTCTATCACGTTGTGCGTTAAGAATACGGTACACATCGTGTTCTAGTTTTATTGCTTGTGGACTAAACCCGACAGACTCTGTACGAGAAAGGTGCCGATAAACTTTATAATTAAGAGATACGTCCTGCGCACAATACTTTAACATTTCAGGTGTGTAATACTCAAAGTTATCATACTCAATCTTTCGATGGCGTAGCCTGTAGCCCCAGCCCTCAAGACCGTGACCTCCTTCTCGTGTTGGATTAAACAGTCGAGAAAGTACAAGAGTATCTACAATCTTTATGCTGCCGTCGTCAAGATCAACGCCCATAAGATTCTTTATCACGGGTATATCGTACCCTAAGATATTATGTCCGATTAGTTTGTCTGCGCTTTGTAATAGTTTAATCCCTTTATCTATACATTCGGGACCGTACTCATAGGCCTTTCCGGTTTCTGTATCCATTGCAACTAAACAAAAAATCTTTGTTGGCTGCAATCCATCTGCTTCAATGTCAAAGACATAAGCTGTCATATTTCATCTCCAAACTCATCAATCATAGTATCTATATCTACTTCTGATAAGCGTCCGGTTTCTTTGTCGTAAAACAAGTGTGTTGCAAGTCCGACATCGCCTGTGTATCTAGACTTTAGTACACGTACTTTAGTTGTACATGCAACCATAGGGTCGTCAGACTGTTGGTTACGCTCTAAGCTTATCACACAGTCGCTTAGTTGCGCAATAGATTGAGACCCACGTAAATGATTTAGTGCTGTCTCAATACCATTCTCGTGACCTCGATCACCCTGTGTACGTCGCAAGTGTGAAACAAGAATCATTCCACAGCCTGTCTCTTCTACGAGAGTTCGAAGTCTGTGCATAATCATGTCAATAGCTTTACGCTCATCGGGGTCATCGGATAAAAGAACTAGCATGTGGAGGTGGTCAAGAACTATCCACTTGCAGTCACAACCAATGATCATGTACCGCAGTTTGCTAAATACACTTTCGAGGTCGTTCATGCCGAGGTGACCATAGACCCACACACGATCTTTATTGTCGCCGTCAAACATTTGGTGGTGTATCTGGCGAAGGTCGTCTTGATCAAAAAGATTACGAACACTGTCGAGGTGCAGTCGGGCATCAGCTTCAATAGAAAGTATGCCGTCGATTGTACGCTGCCAGTTTTCTTCGAGGGCCATAACGCCTACGTTGTCTCTAGTCTTTTTGATCAGCCAGTGTTCCAGTTCTCGTGTGACGCTAGACTTGCCAAGGCCAGTGCCACCCGTCAAAGTAACTAACTCGCCTGCACGTAAGCCTTCAAGCTTTTCATTGAGACCCTTCCACGGAAAAGGAATAGAGTCTTTGCGTGTACGGTGCAAATAGTTTTCGACGTTTTCTGAAACATTGAGGACACCCGAAGGCGTGTAAAGCTTGGCGTTCCACCAGTGATGTACAAAAGACTTGTGTTGTCCAGCACGCAACATGTCGTTAGCGTCTTTGAAGTCTACCGGAAGCTCCATAATTTTAGCTTTGCCCGGCCTCAAAAGCTTTGCGACTTTCTTTGCAGCGTCACGACCATGCTTGTCGTTGTCAAAACAAATGATAATATTATCGAAAGATTCTAGAAACTCTAGGCTGTCTTTCACATCACGATCTGCTGACTGTGCGCCATTGCGAATAGACACTACAGGCCATTGCGACCCCATCAATTCGTAGGCTGACATGGCATCTACTTCACCCTCGACAAGGGTAATGTATTTACCACCAGATTGAAAAAGCTGTTGACCAAAAAGGCCAGCACCTTTGTTGGTTCCTGTCCACAAAAAATTCTTATCGGGCTTGCGAATCTTAGAACCAATTTGCTCGTTGCCAGAATAGTAAGGATATACATGCTCAACAATCTGGCCTGTTGAGTCTTTGACAGAGCGAACTCTGTATTTCTTTGCGGTTTGTAGGCTGATATTTCTATCAGATAATGGGTAAAACTCTCCGTGATTTGTATTCATGGGTGCCTTCTGGAAGTTAGTAATAGAAGTCACATTGTTTTCCTGTTTAGGTTTTGGAGTAAAAACTCCGCAGCTAAAACATTTGACAGATCCGTCATCGTTCATAGCTGCGCAGTCAGAACCCCCACACTCAGTGCAGGGGATATGAGTTTGAACAAAAGACATATTAGTCCTCTACTGGTTCAGATTCCTCTTCTGTGACAATAGCTTCTTCAGTTAGAAACTCTTGTACTTTTGCGTGTAGTGCAACAGCCGCAGCTTGTGCGATAACCATGCGGTCTTCAAGACCTCGCACATCCTGTTCTGCCGTAACTAAAAGCTGGAAGGCCTTTTGGCCCTCCGGTACTAAAGATTCTACATCGTATGCAGTGCCTTCATGAACATAAGTAACGCTCATTATATTTCATCCTCCTCTTCTTCAACATCAAACTCAGCACCATCGGGTGCATCATACTCTACAAGATCTAGAACTTGCATAGCTTGAAAGTCCAAGCCACGGAAGTCTTGACCATTCCATTGTGTTTCCCATTCTTTGTACTGCACTTTTACATGGGAACCATTACCAACTGTTACGTTGATTTCTCGCTTGCTCTTATCGTAAAGCTTTGGTGCCTCACGAATCATACCACGAGGACCATCAACTTTACGCTTGATGATAAGCGCTGGACCTTCGTCCATATCTTTTACAGTAAAACCACGGTTGCGGAAACTGTCGGCTACCTCGTCATCGACTACGAGATTAACAGAATACGCTGGTGTGTATTTAGTGTTTGGCGTAGTGACAAACGACCAGTACGCTCTGCCTTCAAGAACTGCCATATTTTATCTCCTGTATAGATAATTAATAAAGTTTGGTATTTGCTTGAGGATAAAATCCTCGTTTAGTTCGACACCTTGATCGACTGCCTCCATCTTAATCCATGTCTGCATCAATGTCAAGGCCTCTTCTGCTGGTAAATGTACGCCCAGCATCATAGCGAATGCACGGGCAAGCACGTCTTCTATTAGTTCATCGTGTGTTAAATCGTTGTATTCATACACCTCGCTCTCACTCTGTTAAGGTTGCTGTTAAGAGAGTGTTAAGTTTAACAGTATCTAAAAGATAGTTGAACTCTTCTGCTCCCAAGTCTGAAGACATTGTAATAGCACCGTCTGTTTCTGTCAAGAGTATGAACGTACCATGTGCATTATTACCAACCTCCTCACTAATCTTATCTACAGCCCTTTCAATCTTTTCAGCAAGACTTAGCTCTGTAGTTTTAGATTTTCCGAAGTCCCCTGTTACAACCTTCATGAGTTTGCTTCTTCTATCAAACGGTCAATGTACCACCTACATTTTCTAAGGTCTTCAATGGGCTTACCCTTATAATCATATCGCCACAGGTACTTGAGTGCATTGCCCTTGAGATAACCTCGAAACTCATTCTCAGGCATCGAAGCTTTGATTGCTTCAATAGCCTCAATAGCTCCTTTATTGTAGTGGTCTGGTCTTGTCACAGGATCAGCAGACTTTCGAATAGAAAGATCATTTAACTTTCTCATGGCGTCCCAACGGTCTGGACTTATATCATCTATAGACATTAATATTCTCCTTCACGAATTTTCTGCAGTATATCATAGGTCTGTTGGTAACTCAAGTTTAAAGCTTCAAGACCCTTGAGTATTGCAGCATAGTTTGGGCTATCGCTACAATAAATATTCATAAACACAAGGTCTGAGATGATTGCTTCAACATCGGTTGCTTCAAGCATAATGCCTCCTAAATTATATTTACATAATCATCGTTAATAATTGTCTGTATATGAATATAACCTTCAGGCCAATACGTATAAGACTCCTTGAGGGCTTTTGCTGCTCTATGAACTGCTGCCTCAAAATGTTCAAACATTCCTATTTCTTCTTTGTAATACCAGAAGGGTATGCGCAACACTGGTTCTGCTGGACCGTTATATTCATAATAAACAATTATCTCTGCATCATTAGCAGTGGGTTCATCATTACCAAACATTTTTGTATGGTCGTTCTCTGGTTGCTTCATATACACTCCTAATTAACCACATAACCAGCAAACGCCGCTACAAACAAGGGCATTAAAAACAAAGACGCCATAAAACAAGAACGTAACACAGTTGAAATTTCATTGTTCATTTTTAAATCTCCTTTAGTATTGCTACACTTAACATAAAAAACGATATACCGTTTAACATTATCAATGCTCTGTCTCTCCAAATGACAGACACCCAAGTCCATAAGGCTATACCTACTGTACCAAACATAAGATCATATAGCCTATACTCTGGACCAGCAGACCTTAAGGCCAAACTACAAAGAACTACAATAGATGCAACCCATTTTAAGTACCAATCAAAGTTATCAGGATACCAGTTTCTGTCTGGTTTGTTGCGACCCAGAGCGCGAACTGCTGGGTCTCCTTTTCCTTCATTTCCCATTTAACTTTTCCTTTCGAGTGCAAATAAGCCTAACAGATTTTTGCTCCATACAAATTAAAGTGCCGTAGAATGGCCTGCACTTTTCTTCTATGGTCGGAATAGGCTTGTACTCTAAGCAAATAAATTCTTCTTTTTCCTGTGAACTGGCACAGCTACCCAGCCCCACAACGAGGCTGAGTGCTGTAAATATTTTACCGTAGTTCATTGGGCAACTGCAAAGTTAAATCAGATCTATAATAACTAATAATTGAATCTGTAATCATCGACAAAAACTCCCGCTGTTCTGTCGTCTCCATTTTTTTAAAGATATGTAAAAGTCCTGCACCTGTTGTAGTGAAAGGGATATACTCAATATCTAACTGTCGTGCGGCCTCCTGAAAATCAGGAAGCTCCCAGTTTAAAAGGGCTAAAACTTCAACGACATCAATAGAATTTTTTTTCATAAGATCTACTATGTCTTCTTCTCCTCCGTCTAGTTCAATGTTTGATTCATGAACATAAACACTTTCTGGAATATAAACATTAGCCATGTCATGCCGCCTTTAAAAAGTTACGAAGAATTGAAATAGAATCTTGCTGTCGTTTGAACTGAACCGAAGCAAGGGTGTCTCTGTTACGAACATTGTCAGCGTGGGTCGTATAATCTGTTACTGCGTTGTATGCAGCCCACTCTGTGTTACCCAATCGAGGTACATAAGTATTACAATAAACATTCCACAAATAATTGTAGCCTGTATTAGTTCTTTTAAGCGAGCGTCCAATTTCATTAGGGCTTATCCTTTCTTCAAAAATAAGATCATGTACTTGATCACCAACCCCAACAATTTCAGCAAACATCAAACAAGCATTGATAGGTTCCATTGAAGTTGTATACATACGCTTCCAAACTTCACGTTCAGACTCAAAGAAATCCAAAGATTTTACAATGGTTCTTGAAGCTTTATCAAGATCCAAGTTAAGAGTATGGTTGCCCTTAAAGACCGCAACCTCTCCAGAAATAAATACTTGAAGATTCGTACACGCTTGTTGGATTGCCGCCGCACTGATGACAAACGGAAAGCTACTGTCAATAGATGTTGTAGCCAGCAAGCCCAGCGAGGCAGTATCACCATCTGGAGTCTCATAAGTATGGGCAGGCAGCCTATACTTTACAAAAGATCTTGCGCCGTCGTGACTCACTGCGATCTGTTCGGTGATGCCCTCAGTGTTCAGGCCACTACGCAAAATAATTTCTCGTGCTGTTTTGATAACATCTTTAGGTGCTACGGCCTTGTGTCGAGACGAGTGAATACCTAAACAAGTGCCCGTATCTGTGCGATAGGTTACATACTTATCTGCCTCACGCAATTGAAAAATACCTTCTTCTTGTTCAACATCAAACAAAACGGGCGTTGTTTTGATATTGAAATCTGCGTCACCAAAGCCCCCGAAAGTATCGGAGGCGCTAGAGTTAAACATATTTACTATATTATTCATGTGCATTCTCCTGTTATGCTGCACGTTCAACAATTAATTGGCGCGGAATATCCACAAGCTTTCGGAAGCCGACTGGACGCGACTTAGAATGCTGAAGATAAAAACCATACTTGCCAATCTGAAAACTGTAAAAACATTCGCCTTTTGAAATCTCAAAGCGGTTTTGAATCTTACGCTTACGAATC